TTTTTCAATCTTTTGATTCTGTTCTCTAATCTCGGTTAATACTGGCACAAGTGAAGATTCAATTGCATCTTTAATTGCAATTGGTAACGCAATGTTATTATCTTCTACATGATCTAATCTTTCACTGTGTCGATTAAGTCGGTTCTCATGCGATTCTAGTCTGTCTTTGTGCTTCTCAACTTCAGCCTTTGTTCTATGCCATTCTTCGTTTGTAATTCGAATTTCTTGGTCCATTAGTCACACCTCTTTGCTTTCTTTTCATGGCAACTCCTTATTTATCATTTATTTGTTCTTCCAACTCAGATACTTTGTTTTTTAGATCTGAGACAGATTTCTTTATACTTTCTATTTCTGATGTTCCCTCTTCGCCCGGTTCAATTTCAACTGGTTTCATTTCCTCTTCAGTAGCTGTCTCAATCCATTTGTTTTGCTTAAAATCGAACTTAGGTTTCCAACATGGCTGAATAGGGAAGATATCGGTGTATGGCTTTTTCACCTCAAAATCATCATTAACAATAAGTTGTTCGTAACCATAAGGCTTTAACGCTTTAAAAATTGATTTCATCTAAACAACCTACTTTCCTAAAAACTTGGATAAACGGTAACACTTGAATATGAAGCTGTGGGGTTATCCCCTGACCACATTAACAAGCTACCGTTTGCCATTATCCTTAAAATACCTTTTCCTGTTAACGAGTTATTTCCAACTACAACACTAAAATCTTTATAAAACCTAAACTCTGCTGGTAATGTTGCAATAGTATTCGCTCCACCACTTCCAAATTTCGGAGTATTGACCCAAAAATCAATAGTAACTATTCCAAACTTTTTACGAACTAATACTTGTGCATTCGCACCGTTTTGAATTGGCAATGTCACCCATCCACTATCGTATAAATCTGCAGCTGTTAAAGCTACCGTCTTTCCTCCGTTTTTAAGCATTAATGAACCTGAGCTAATTTCATAGCCACTTAAAACATTTCCTGAACTATCATAAATTGTATTTGATATTGTTAAAGGATTGACTTCCATGAGACCAGTTTGAGTTGTTCCTTTTACAGCATAGCTTGTAGTATACTTACCATCTTCAATTACAGTAACACCTTCTAAATTTGCACCGTTAAAATTTGCATCAAAAGCGTTAACGAATGATGACCCGTTTATAACGGAACCACTGATGTTAACAGCATTTAACGAAACTATATTCAGAGTAGATTGGTCAATACGTTGAGGTATCCATTTCCCACCGTCATTTACATACATTGCAATGACGTTTTCAGCATTATTTATATCTGTTTGCCACCACATGTCACCAGTTTTTCCCACAGGAGCGCCTGGTTGTTTGTAAATAGTTGTCGCTTTATTTATGAGTAAAGCTAGCTCGTTTAATCGCTCCTCGTCATACATAGCTGACCATGTGTAGTCCGTTGCAACATTGGAAGCATTGGGAGTTTCTTTATTGAGTGCAAGCCCTAGATACATCTTTCCTTTAGGATTATCCGACATGTTGCCCCCTGAAACGTTGTCAGCGTATTTTTTCCATGTGTATAATGATGAACCGTTCTCTCCTGGCGAACCTGGCTGTCCGTTTTCTCCTTGAATTAGCGACCATAGACCTATATAATCTTTTGGGTCATCAGAAGTAGTAGCATTATTGACTACATATCGAATGGCCATGTATCTTTTGCCTAATGGCATTGCGCTTATTCCGTTCCCTTGATCGTCATCTGCATATCTTACCCACGGAAAAAATGTATCTCCACGAGGAATATTGTTGATTCTATCTGCTAACTCTTGCAATCTTTCGCTTATCCCACTGCTTTGTAAAATAAACTCACCCAAAACGGCAACAGAACTTTTAGCCGAATAAGAATGCTCTAATTTTAAAATACGTGAATTAAGATAAAGTTTTCCAGCTTCATCTACAATGTTGACCCTATCTCCTACTCGAACATTTTCCGGTAGAATAGCGATATCTACTTCGTAATTCCGTTCTATCTCACACATTTTCTTCAAGTAGTTAATACCTTGTAAGCAAAGTGTACGTTGATCTGTAGAGGTATAATCCGTTCTGTAACCAAAAATATGCCCTTTATCTGGACTCTCCGTATTTGTTAAATAACGACTCCATAAGCGAATAGATTCTCTATCACGAATAACTCCATCAGCACCAACATAAAAGCGACCGTCATCGTAAGAGAAACCTTTAAGTGTGACTGGTTGGTCCTCACCTTCAAGCGTTCCTCCACTAACAAATAAGGCAGTAATCAAGTTCTCAATACTCTCAGTTGTAACAATGTTGTTAATCTCATGATTTAAACGCAAATTGATATTTAAATCATTCCCTCGTTTCTTGTAAATATTGATATTTTTCTCTACGAGTTGCATTCCGTTTATCACAAATGAGTAACTGATTTCTGAATTATCAAACTGAGTTGCGACAGATAACAATCGCTTAGTAGCTGTCATCTCCCCTTCCCATTCGAGGTTACGTTCTAAATGCCGAATCTCGTTTATACCAATTTTAAAGCCACTATCATATGCGAATTGCTCGATATAATGACTTGCTGGATAAGCCTTACTGGCTTTATAAGGACCTACAACCTCGTTTAATAAATCTAGACCTGCATCTTCTGAATAAAAGTACAATTCCTTATTACTTCTATCTAATTCAGTCCGAGTAATTGTGTACCATTTACTTTCCTTGTGTTCATTTTGAAATAAAATAAAATTGCCGACCTCAACGATATCAGTTGTGACTAGATTCTTTTCTGGGTTGTACATAATCGTTCCCTCAAACATTGAAACGCCTGTATCAATTTCTTCTGTCTCTTTATCGTTATAAAGTTTTAACGCATTAGGAAGGCTTGTAGACGCCATTCCCAATACGTTGAACTTCCTATCAGTAAAATACATTTCCATTACAAGTATGCCTCCCTTATTGTTAAGGTCACATCGGGAGCTGTTGCCCAACTTGAAGGGTATATATAAATTTTATGCTTCCCAGGAGGAATTGCGAATCTATCCCATTCGTTTCCTAATGCACCAAGTACAGTTGATTGCGCTCCGTTTACTGCTATTGCAGCACTCGATGTATCTACACTTAAAATATCGCCATCGCCAAATGTGTTTTTTAAATCATTCCATTTATCCACATTGAGCCAAGTGAATTTCGTATCAGTCAAATGAATTCCAGTCCAAGATTCGTTCTGGAATCGGTGAATCCATGTAGTTAATGAAGTTATTGGTACATCGTTCATTTCCTGTACAAACCATGACTGGATTTCTACGCTAGATCCTGTTACAACTTCGTTGCTAATTGATTTAATGTCAACAATCTTAAATTCGATTTGTCCGGCATATTTGTTAATTTCGACTTGGAAAAACCCAGAAGCGAATCGACTTCTATCTAACGCTTTATCGATATATCGTTTCCCTTGAATCCAAATCTCATAACGAATCTCTGCATTAGATGTCGAACTGTCTCTCATCACAAAAGATAGAGGAATGTCGTCTCCGCTCTGTAGATTGAGTTCTATTCGACCTACAGTCCTATTAATCGCATCAAAAGTAAAACGGTTCTTATACGTAAAATTAGCCGTATTAGAACCGTTTGAATTTTTAGGAATATCTCTGTGTAGAGTAGGACCTGCCCAGACAGCATGATCATTTCCCGAATAGCTCGGTCTAACTGCATCAGCATCTGTCGTGAAATCCCACTCGCCTTTTATTTCGTTCAGTTGCCCGTTGGCAACATAGGTTGTGTATCTTATTTTACCTGTGTTTTTTGACCAATTTGCTGGCATTGAAGTCCCATTCCAACGTTCATCAATCACCATTTCTTGTTTTTGATAAGGGACTCCGTCAATTTCATCAGGATTACCAATTTGGATAATCGCACCTTCTTCAGTAAACAGCCCTACAACTCCGTTATCACCATTCATTTCAACGTTCAATCGAGGAAAAACTGGATAGGTTCCTGTATTTTCGACATCGATATAATTTGAAGGAGGCACTTTAACAGTCAATTCAATACGAGCATAATCAATTGATGCCGTACTTGCAACTGTTGCACTACTAGCCTCTCCGTATACAACTAAATGACAAAACCCATCTGAATGGATATAAAGCGGAGCTATGGCTGGGTTGGCTTGGTAAAATCCAACTTTCGCTACATTATTAGAATTATTTGGTGATGTTCCTGTCCATGAGCTGCCAACCCATACTTGTGCGTTAAGCCTATTTCCGCTAGGGCCTGTACCTTTTCCAAACGCTGTAGGGCCAATTCCGGCAACTACATTTTTTGCAATGGCTACTTTTTCAGCAATTGTACCAGCGTTTTTGAAGATTTGCGGAGAATCCTGTTCTAAAATCCATAAAATGTTAAATGAAATAACGTGCCACGGTATTGATCCACTTACTCCTGCGTTTGTAGATTGCGTTGATAGGGTGCCTTCAAGGGTTTTTATTGCATCATAAGCGGCCTGTGTTCCGTATTCATTCATAGTTGGGGGCGTTGACGGAATACTTGTTCCAACATATCTTCTAGCAATGTTCCCGTTTTCTAACACACTCCCCATAACTTTAGGCGGTGTATTAAAATCACTCACAATCACCTTAGTTGTTTCTGGTTCATTTTTGAATGTTTTTTCTTCAGCAGCATAAGCAACTCCGTCAGGAATCACCCAATTGATTTCGCCATTTCCTAGAAAATTATTTTCGGTTAAATCAGTTACCCCTTCCGGAACTGCAAGATAATATTTATCTGGTTCATCACTGAATATCAGCTTCTTAGGCTCACTAACATTTAATATACTAGCAAGTGCCCTTCTTTTTTCTATCAGATTATGCTTAATTGTAAAAGGCATCGGAAAAGAGTTTTCCTCTAACCGATGCCCTCTGTATTTTGCTCCATTTGAATTGCCAACTTGCAGTAAATCATTTTGCCTTCCTGTTCCTATGCCTCTTGAAAAACCACCGCTTACTTTTAAATACTCGGTTAACTCGTAACCGTCAAAATAAACTCTTAGCTTCAAAGCTTATCACCTCTAACCCTAAGTTTTCTGTTAGTTATTTTTGTTGTTTCAATTTCAATATCTGGCGCTAATAACCTGGCAGCTTCTTTACTATTTATATTTACTGGCACTTCTACAGTAACAAACGATTTCGCGTTACTATTTTCTGTTAATGCTGTTACTAAAGTACTTAGCATTGAATTAGTTCTAACCTGAAAATCTTCAAAAGATTTTTCTAAAGACTTATACTCATTTCTTTGACTCATTTGATTAAAGTCTTTAAACGGAATCAGCATGTCAGAAGCACTTCTAAACATAGAGTCTG